GAACCTTGTGTAACTTCTCCTCGGCAGGCGTTTGAAACTTACGCCTTGCGGCACCTGCTGTCTTCGGCGTGATACAGGTGGTATGATAGCATATGTGAGGCGAGTTGTCAAGATCAAAATAGACTTTTTTCATATTTGCCATTTTGTCAATAGTTTTGCGACAAGATTTTAAAAAAATTTATGCCAGTTTTTCCAACTCTTCATTGAACATCTGTTCTGATGTTTTATACTCAAATATTCCCCGCGGATATGTATTTATCCAATTTTCTATATATGCTATCTCTTCATCCGTTCTATCATCAAAGTCTACACCTTTCGGAATATGTCTGCGGATAAGTCTGTTATTGTTCTCGTTGCTTCCCCTTTCCCAGCTGCTGTATGGGTGGCAGTAAAATACGAATGTTCTTTTCCCCTCTCCGACCGCTGAACGCTCCATTCCTTCATAATCAGCAAATTCAGAACCATTATCAACGGTTATTGATCTAAATACTGCTTTGAACATATCTCCCCATTTACGTTCTATTCTGTCCAATGCGTCCACAACAGAAGCCGCCGTCTGGTCTTCCAGCTTTGCTATGATCTCATTTCTGGTCTTTCTTTCCGTCAGGACAAGCATACAGGATTTTGTTATTCCTCTCTTGCCTTTTACCGTGTCCATTTCCCAATGTCCGAATATTTCACGGTTTTCTACTTCTTCCGGTCTTTTTTCTATACTTTCCCCTGCGCTTGCTCTCTTCTGGACCCTCACGCGCTTGTTATGCTCTTTTCTGTTTCCTTTTACTGGAAGGTCCTTGTTTGTCAGTTTCAGGAAAATCCCATTGTCGATATATCTATATAAAGTCCTTATGCTGATGGATACTTTAAATTTCTTTTCCCCGTTTTCGATTTTCGCCAGTGCCGCCGCCGGACTGCATTTATCATTTACAATCTTATCTTCTATGCACTCTGCCAATTCCCTGTCATTTCCTATTTTTAACGACCGCCCTTTTGCCTGTGTATTCCAGTCATGCTTTTTCTGCCCCAGATCACTACTGTATCTTTCTTCTTCTGTCAGATCGGAAAGCGTGTGCATATACTTTCCCCTGTCATATTCTCTGTAAATCGTGCTTCTGTGTACTCCTAAATAGTCTGCTACTTCCTTTTTTGAATGTCCTGTGTTTAGCATTGTCTCCATTTTCACTCTGTCGCTTCTTGTTAAATGTCTTCCTTTTTTCATCTTTGTTCCCTTCTTTTTCTCTTCCGAAAACCCGCCGGAAATATTGTCTAATAAGTATTGACAATACCCCCCCCACTGTATATTTGAGGTACGGTTTATTTATCCCGGAACACTATAAAAAGGGGGTCTTTTTTATGAAATTTGGAAGTTGGAATGAAGACATTCATTCAGATTATGAGCAGATCAAACGCATTGCTTTTTCCCAACGTATTAAGCCTGAAAATGTTGATTTAGATGAGGAAAGCAAAACCGCTGTCGTTACCGGACGCGATGGAATGTATAACGTCACGCTTGATAGTTGTACCTGCTATGATTTTGAAAGCCGTCAGTTACCGTGCAAGCATATGTACAGGCTGGCTCATGAACTGGGTCTTCTTGAACTCCCTAAAGCAAACAGGAAGGAAGCTAAAGCGTTTAAAGATAATGTCCAGAATGATATTGAACACTACAAGCAGCTTTATCTTAACGGCGCTATCTCTATCGAAAAGTTTAATAAAATCGTAAACGCCTTATTATCAAAATAGGCTTCATTTCCTTTTATTGCCCGTTTGTAAATGCTATAATAATTTCGCAGACGGTATGTTGTATCTGGTATGATATATCTTTGCACGGCGGCGGTTGTATTCCCAGTACAGCCGCCGCATTTCATTTTATTCGGTATATATTTCGCTGTACCATCCGCATTTCTTACATTCATAATTCCAGCACCCGACACCTTCCCCGCTTGCTCTATCATATTCCCAGGCTTTTTCCCTGTTGCTCATTTGGGCTTTTAATGTGTTCGGGTTCAACTGCTTCCCGGAATTTGCGTCTTCCACTTTATAGACAACGCATTGTTTACGAATCAGAACACGCCTGCTACCACATTCCGGACAGTGGTATATTCCGTCTACGCGGATGATCTCTTTTCTTTCTGTGTCTTCCATGCCATACCGCCTCCCCGTTTCGCACTTACTTTCTGTTATATTTTCTTGCCTTGTTGACTTTTCATGTCTCCCCTGCTATTCTTTTAAATAACAGGTGGGGCTTTGGTGGCAAGCCCGCCGCCCCTCTGTTAAACCCGTCCTGCTTTATTTAGCAGGCTTTTCTTTTGTCTGTTCTTCTAGCAGTTCTGCAACCTTTTCTTTTGCTTCATCAAGGTCTTTGCAGCCATCCAGTATCATTGATACCATTTTTAAGATTTTATCAAACTGTTTGTCTGTCATGATCTCGTCCATGTTTTCTCCTTTCTCTTGCCATATTCATTAAGGTTTTCTTGCTTCCTTAACTGCCTTTATTATACTACCGTAAGTATATATTGTCAAGCATTTCTCTGATCTTTTTTAATTTTCCTTCTTCCATTCCATTTCTTTTCCTGTATCTCGCAGATACCTTTCTCTTATTGCCTGTTCGACATATCCGTTAAAGGACTGCCCTTGTTCTTTTGCCGCTTCTTTTACAACCTCCTTCATCCCTTTAGGCAGCGCCAATTCTCCACGGTCATAATTTCCGTCTCTGTATTTCCGCTTCGCCCTGTTCGCCGCTTCCCCTCTCGGAATGTTCCATTTTTTCTTTTCTTCCTGCTTCTCTGCCATGTTTCTTTACCTCCATATAAACTTTTAAGAATTATATCATATCTTTCCAATTTACGGAAGTATATAAAATCTACAAATATACTTCCGTAATATTGTGCATTGTGCCTATTGTTTTTATACTTCCGTTAGTATATAATAAAATCATCAGGAAACACAATAACTGCCCGGTTGCCGGGGCGTATAGTTCGGCAACAGCGACCGGAAGCGGCTGAACACTTCCGGGGTGTAATCCCGATACAGTTAATCAGCTACAATCTTTTCAAATACAGGAGGTAACGACCATGACAAATACATTTACTCTTTTTGATATTCCAAACCTTATGAAATCACTCGGAAATTCCAGTATATCTAATGACTGTCTTCCGAACTTTCTCAACAGCTATACTTTTGACTGCATATATGAAACGGAAGACAATTCCCTTGTCTTTGAAGCTGGCGGCAAAAATGACGTAAGCCTTGAATTTTTTAACTTCAATAACCCTCTTACCCGCGAAATAATGATCATGTATAAAGAGAACGGTAAGTTCAACATTCTTTATCATGAAGACTTGATGAAAATTGCTTAATTCTTCCGCAGGGCGGCTCTGCCGTCCTCTTTATGAATATTCATGGTTCAGCACCAAAAAAATCCCCCGCAGGCGTATTATACAACTCCTGCGGGGGATTCTTCTTTACTCTTTTTCCGGTGCAGGCTGTTTGATCTCTACTTTAATATGCGTTGCTGCCTGTACCGCTTTTTCTTCTGCTTTCTTCGCTTCCTCTTCTGTGATTGTTCCTACCTGCTCCATCTTTTCGTTGAAAACTTTCACGTTCCCGTTTTCGTCCGGCTCCGTCGCTCCTTCCGGTACTTCGTCCGTAGCCACAAGGTCCATTTCCTCTGTCTCTTCTGCGGCTCCTGCCATATTGTTATAAATCGCCACTGTAGGCGCTGGCGTTGCCGTCTGTGCTGCCACGGTTGCGTTTACCTGGGCTTCTCCGGCTTTCATTGCTTCATATGCGTTCTGGACGATTGCTTTCAGCTGATCTTCCGTCACGTCAATTTCTGATTCTTCCGCAATCTCCTTCATAAGTTCAACAACCTTGTTCATCTTCTCTTCTCCGGTGCTTCCCTGCATGAACTCACGCGCCCAGACTACGAACTGCGCCGCCCAGCCGGAAAGTTCTTCCAGCTTTTCAGAGGCGCTTGTTGGAATATTCGGCAGAACATATTTCCCCACAAGAAAAGCCCCTATGGTTACTGCTAACTGAATCGCAAGAAAAATAATCTCATTCATGATCTGTACTTCCTTTCTTTTCTCTGTCTTTTATTATGCGTTTGGCAGTTTCAATACCTGTCCGGCGTGGATGGTATCGTTTTTCAGTCCGTTCAATGTCTTGATCTCATTGTATCTTGTGCCGTCTCCCAGCTCGGTGTATGTCTGTTCTCCACTGGACGTATTACCAGAACCGCCGGAAGTTGTGCTTCCGCTTCCCGGAATCCTGATAACCTGACCAACGGTAATACTGTTCGGGTTTGCAATTCCGTTGTAGCTTGCCAATTTCTGATATGTGGTTCCGTATTTTGCGGCAATACCGGAAAGTGTGTCTCCTTTCTTCACGGTGTATGTCTGTTCTCCACTGGACGTATTACCAGAACCGCCGGAAGTTGTGCTTCCGCTTCCAGCCTTGCTTCCGTTTGTTAGGTTTGTTGCAACGTGGCAATCGTCGTTGAGAATAATATCACCGCGTATGAGATAGTCCGGGCTGTTTAAGTATTTCGCCTCTGTTAGTACAGTGAATCCGGCAGACTTTAACCCCGATCTCATATTTCCTGTGTACAGGTAAATACTTACTTTTTTCAGTTTCTCAATTCCCAGCAGATAGCCTACCGCTTTAACATTTGCCGCCACGCCGCTGCTGCAATCTGCTTCACACGCAATAGTGATCTGCGCCGGGTCATAGTTGCTTGCTTTCAAATGTTCCCAGTATGTGTACCTCTGCCCCTGATCATATCCGCACAAATTGTTTTTTGCGGCTTTCTCTGCAAGTTCCGCGATTTTCTCCCTTACTTTTGCGTCCGGGTGTCTTAATACGCATTTCCACGGGCGGGGATACCAGTTTATGATCTGCCATTCAGTGCCGGTCTGATCTCCGGCTGTTCCGCCTGTGTATTTGCTTCTTTCGTCATGTCCACAATTACTGATCATGTTGTTTCCTCCTTTATTTTCGTTTTTATTTTCCGTCTGAAACAGCTTTTTCGCGGCGTTATATGTGCTGTTTCTTCTGGTTGTATATCTACCCATCACGCTGTCAGCCAGAGCCGCAGCATGAAGAATAGCAAGTGTTACTCTGGCGGCTCCCCCGGCTTTTGCCTCCGCCGTCTTTCCTACTCTGCCGGAAGCCCCCTCGCCTCCTTGATTTTCAAGGTCTGCAAAATATACCAGGCTTTGCGGGTCCTCAATCCCGATCTTGATACCGTGTTCCACATATTCTGTTATGTCTTTCTCTGCCTGTTCGTCCTGAACCGCTTTTCCAGCAGTTGTTCCCAATATTTTTGCAATCCGGTTTTTCTCGTCCGTGTTTACGGTCCTTCTTGTCCAATCGGAACTTTCTTTGATCTCCTTCCATAAATCAGCGCCTAAGATTGTCGTTGCTGTTGTCTGCCCTGTCTCTTCGATGATCTCTTTAAGCAGAGATAAAGCGCGGTTTCCGTGCCACTGCACTTTCCCCACGCTTAATGCCCCGTTATCGTCTGCATTTATAGAAGTGTAATTTCCTTCGTTCCCGAAAATAATAGCCGCGGCTGCCGCCACGACTTCACTTTTTAATGCACTGTTCATCCTCTTATACCTCACTGTGAACTCATTCCCGAAAAATCTGTCAGGCTTGCCATGATCTCCGGGTTATTTTTCTTGATTTTTTCAAGATTTTCCGCCTTTGACTTCCAACAGTAGAACGCTACCGCAAAAGCAGACACGCCGCCTGTGAATGTCAGAAGGGAAGATAACTGGTAAATATCCCGTGCGATCACAACCCATACAGCCACGATAAAAGCAGCGTAATAAGTGACCATGATTGAAAAGACAATGATTTTAGTTGCCTGTATCTTCTTTTCCGGGTTCTTCTCTACTTCCTGTTTTCTTTTCTTTCTCGCCGCCCTGATTGCTTTCCGGTTCAGGATGATCATAATAATTGCCGCAAGCGCAAAACCCGCGGCAAAACATAAAATTTCTTTCACTCTTCCTGCCCTCCTATGCCCTTGTTTCCATAAGTTCTTTCAGTCTTTCCGTGTCTTTCATTTCTATTACTTCCAGAGTATTCATGACTGGCTTTACTACTGTTTCCATATGCCCGTTTCCTCCTGCCCTCCGATAGTCTTCGTACATATCCCAGAAGGCTTTGGATTCCATCTTTGACCATGCCTGCATGGGATTTTTCTTTGTTGAAGAATAATATCTGTACAGTGTCAGCATTTGATTTCTTAAACTGCTTGCCTCCCGCCTGTTTAACTCTTCTTGAAGTTCTTTCACGTTCTGAATATTCTTTTCCTGTCTTTCTTTCAGTTCCGCAATTTCTTTATTGTACTGCTTCTGAATTTCAAGGGATTGTTCCCGCCACTTTGGGTACTGCTCTACCTGTGCAAGTATTCTTTGCAGCTGCTCCTTTTCTTTCTTTTTCTTCGCATACTGCTTAATGATCTCTTTTCTGCATTTTCTGTAGACAGCCCATAAGAAAACAGCTGCGGCAATAAAATAAACAGCTGTCGCCAGCGATATTTCCCCGAACACTTTTATAAATGGTTCCACTCCTTTTGTACCTCCTTCTTGTACATTTCATTCAATTTCTGCCGCAGACCGTAACTGTTGAAATGTTTTAAAATTCCCCGGTATGAAGCCACACTTCTTTCAAGTGTTTCTTTGTCAACCTCTCCCACTGCGTATGCGTGAAACAGGTATTTCAGGCGCTTTCTTAACTTCTTTGCAGTCTTCTTTCTTAGTTTCCTATGTGTGGACCATACACGATAACCGACAAACTCTATTCCCATGCTTGCCGGTCTGATACAGGTTTTCTTATTTAACTGCAAATTCAGCTTATCTCCCAGAAAGTCAGCGATCGCCCGTTTGATACGCTCCAATTCCTTCTTGTCATTGTGAAGTATGATAATGTCGTCCATGTAGCGTATGTAATAATGCAGGTGCAGTATATGTTTACAGAACTGATCAAGTTCATTCAGGTACAGGTTTGCGAACATCTGTGATGTAAGATTCCCGATCGGAAGCCCTACATCTGAAAGCATTTCATCAAATGCCACGTCTCCTATATCCGCTCCCATCGGCAGACCGAACTTTGTATCTTCGCAGTCAATAATCTTCGCCAACAGGTCCAGAAGCGGTTTATCGTCGATCATGTCAGATAAAATTCTTTTCAGTATGTCATGGTCAATTCTGTAAAAATATTTCGATACATCTAATTTCAGGTAGTAATATCTTGTTGGTTTTCGCTCTGTCTGCCTTAACCAATATTGCAGGCGGTCAATAGCCTTATGTGTTCCCTTCTTTACCCTGCAAGCGTAACTGTCATGAATAAACCGTTTTTCTATGAGCGGGTTTAGCTGCCTGTATATCGCCTGCTGTGCTACCCGGTCTTTGAATAACAATGACATGATCAGACGCTTTTTCGGTTCGTACACATAGAAAATATTGTATCTTCCCACGTCGTACGTTCCCCAGATCAATTCGTTTTGTAGGATAATCAGGTTATCTTCCAGCCGGTCCGTGAACTTCATCACGTCCGCTCTGTATCGTTTCCCTTTGATCGCCGCTTTATATGCGTAAAACAGATTTTCAAAGTCATAGATCGCCGGGAATAAATTTTTAATCTTCTTCAAGCCTTAACCTCCTGTTTTCTATTCGCCGTGCAAATCTACTCCGGTTTTTCCGTTTCAAACGTGACATATTATTCAGCTTATCCGCTGACTTTCTCCGGCTGTGCGGGTACTAACTGTCTTCACGGCAATTCAATCTTTTTCCTTCGGTTCCGGTTCTCCGGTTCCTTTGGAATGGAGAAAAACCCCTTTAACCCAAACGCACTGGACCGGCCCACTTGTGGACCGGACTTCTGGCAAGTAGGGGTAGAGCGGAGCGGAACGAAATGTTGTTGTTGCTGTTCGACCGCGGGTTGTTCAAGTTCAGCGCGGCGGCTCCGCCGTTGCTGGTGTTGTTGAAACTCGAACCGCGGATAGGCACTGCAAAAGTCCTCTATAACGGCTTTTCCCCAATAGAAAAAGCGGACATCTGCCCGCTTATTTCTTCAATGATTTATAATAGCCGCCGATCATTCGCCCGATCTCATTGATTTTCCGTGAGATATTTTCATATTTTCTCAACGGAAGACATGGCTTTTTACTTCTTGTCAGCGCCGGGTCTGCGGCAAGCCTTACAAGGTGTCGCAGTACGTCAACTTCATTGTCCAAATCTCCTAAAGTGGTCTTTTTATAATGCTTATTTTCCAGAGTTACTACCAACCGCAGAATAGAAAGCATTGTTGTCCTTATCTCGTCTGCAAGCCGCCTCTGTGCGCGCGGGAACTGTTCAAGTTCCGGGTTTATGTACAACATAAGGTCATAGACTTTGTTTTTCGTCTTGAAGTCATTTTCTGTTGCATTATCCCTCGGCGCTTCCAGTTCTGGCAGGCTTTCTTCTTTTTCTTCTGCCATTTTCTCCACCTTGTCATTTTTTATATGGGCTTGCTGTCGCAAGCCCTTTCAGTGTATCAGTTTCCAGTTTTCAGTTATTCCACAAAAGCGGAGCGGAACGAAATGCCGTTGCTGCTGTACGACCGCGGGCGGCACAAGTGCAGCGCGGCGGCTCCGCCGTCGCTGGTGTGGCAGAAACTCGAACCGCGGATAGGCAGGCGCTCCCCGTTGTTTCGCGCATAATAACAGCCCGGAGAAGTCATGCCCTCTGCTGGCGCAAGTCCGGCGGCAATCATAATATTCGGAATGTCAACCCCTTCTTTCGCAACAACATTCTTGAAATACTGATTTCTGAAATAGCTGTTGCTGTCGTCGGTTGTGATAACTTCTCTTGTGGTGTTAATGCGCGGCGTACCTGTCGCAGAAGTTCCGTCGATTTTCAGTGTTCCAGAAGTTCCCGGCTCTACAAGGGAGCCGTCCGGCATGATTGCTTTCCACTCCGTGCTGCCTGCCGCCATACTGCAATCATTTTTCATTGCGTCTCCGTCCGGGATGATATTAAATTCTCCGTCATTCAGTCTCGCTCCTGATACCCATTCCCAGGTATCGCCGCAAAGATCGCAGATTCCCGCCGGGGAATGATCGTGATTCCATGTAACCGGCCCGGAACCCGTTGCAGTTCTTCCGCCTCTTCCATCTTCATAGGCCGGGTCCTTATATGTATTTACGCCGCGTTCCCAAGATTTTTCATAACTCTTATCCCAGTTCGTATTACCGCGGGGAATGGTTCCGTTTTTCTCTGCCCATAATACAAGCGCCGCAAATACTCCGTTCTGTAATAAATGCCATCCGTTCCCCTTTGCGCGGCAATACTGCAATGCGCTGTCAAAATTCACATAGCAGTGCGGGTCTTTCATTGCCAGTGAGTAAGCCCGTCCGTTCACAACCGTATTGATGAACTTCGATACCCAGATCACTTCTTTTTCTTCCCCGTTCATCTTCCACCACGGAAGGACGGAAGAACCGCCGTCTGTGATAATATCTCCATATGTCATTTTCGGAACACCGACCATAATAGACGGCATACCCAGATCATCAAAGATCACTCTGTTGTTTGCGCCGTAAGAAGCCACCGCAAGGGCCATATCATCAAAATTGCTCATTCTTTATACCTCCATTCCCCATAAAACAAGTGTGCAAAGTGACATATCGAAATCAATCGGCATTGGAACCGTCCTGGGATTTCCCATCTCGTCTTCCTCTGCGCTCTCAATCATGTCATACCGTCTGGCCGGAATAATGATTTCCGCAGCGTACTTCTGTGCGTTTCCGCCTGTTCCGATCACAATTCCACCGTCAGTATCAATGCAAATGTCCAGTGTTACTTCATAGTCTCTTTCCTTCGCTTCCAGGTTGATTGTCAGTTCATCTTCCCCGAACGTGATCTTGTTTCCGTCTACCACATATGCAATGTGGTTTCCCGGCGTTTTTTCGACTACATTGATTTCAGCTTTCCTTGCTTTCGCCATTACCGTTTCCCTCCTTTTACAATCTCACGGGTCCTTGCTGCGATTACCTCCGCAGCTTCCCTCTGCTCCGGCGTTCCTCTTCCCTGTACACCGAAAGACTTCATCACATACGCTTCATGCTGTTTTCTTTCTTCTCTTTTGATGATCACATTTGCCATTAGTAAAAACCGCCTTTCACATGGATTTTCAGTTTCACGCTTGTTGCGCTTCCTGTATGTGCGACTTTGAAGCCGTTTGCCAGCTTGTCCGTTATTTCAATATCCCCGACAAATCCGCCGGAATATTCCATAACTTCCGCGCTTACGGTATAGTCTGTATGGTTCCTCTGTTTTGAAAGCGGTACGGTCTTTATAGAATTATTGAACGGGTATGCCTGACTGTTTGTAAGCGTTACAGTGATCGCCTCCCCGCTCAAATCCTCCAACATCTGCCGTGTGTGAATCGCTTCGACCGCAAGCAGCGCCGCAAGTTCCGCTCCGTTCACAATTCCCATTTCCATATGGTTAAAGTTTTCGGCGTTCTGCGGCGTTCCCTGCTGAATCACTTCCCCTTCAACCGGGGTGTGCGTTACGGTTCCGTCGTCATTTTCGGTTTCCTCGTACCGGTCTTCAAATTCTGTGACGTGATCAATCCAGTATTTCCACTCGTACATTTCCCTTTACACCTCCTGTTCTACAAACTTAAATACAAAACGGTATAAAGCGCCCTCTGTCACATTTGACAGCTTTATATTTTCCGCTTTGTCCGCCCACAATTCGCTGTTTTTGTTATACAGCTGTACTCTCTGAATTGTGGCGGTTCCGCTTACCTGCGGCGTAATATTCATATACACCGCAACCCTCCCGTCTGAAAGCCGCTCTCTCCGGTGTATTGGAACCTGTGTCTGTGTTCCGTTTACTGTAACTTTCCCATACGCAATAATGCTGTCCAGGAAGTCTTTAAAATCATTGATTGCGGTTTGTGTCAGCATGGTTTCCACCTCCTTCATAATCGCCTTTTGCTCCCACATAGTTTGCTTTCATGATGGAAAACTTCTGTCTTTACAGTTCCTTCCACCTGTCTGCTGTCGTTTGCCCCTCTGACACTTCTTTCTGGCTCCATTCCCGCCCTTTTCTTCCCTGTTGGTGTATTTCTATACCCGTATGTGTAAAAGGCTGTTTCTGCCTCAATCTGTGCGCCAGAAGAACGGAAAGCAGTATCCCTCCCCGGCTGTGTTCCGGCTTTTTCTTTCCCTGTCGCACTGGCTTCGTACAGGAAGACTTCTTTTTCCGTATCGGCTTCAATTCTTGTTTCTGAATCCCGGAAAATGATATTTCTTCCCGGCCTTGTGCCTGCTGCCGGAACCGTGAAAATATTTCCCTCTGAATCTGTTTCAGCGGATATTTCCGCCCCGGTTCCCCTGAATATGGTATTTCTTCCCGGTATGGTTCCTGCCGCTGGCGTTCTGTAACCAAATTCTTCTGAATCTGTTTCAATTACGATCTGCCCGTTATGCAGGATTCCTTTCACGTTCCTTTGTGGGAACGTTCCTGCTGATAGTCTTCCGGTTAGCGGGGTTCTGTATATAAAGCAATCTGCGTGGGTCTGAATTGTGCAGTAAATCCGGCTCTGGTATGTCACTTCCTCCATATGTGACGACAGCCGTTTATACATCTTCACTGCGTTGACTATATCCTGATAACTTGCCTGTATCTGGTTTTTCGATACGTCGCAAATTACCCGGAAGTGGTGCGGCTGTCCTCCGTACTGGAACCATTCTTCTACTTCGCTTTCCGGGTACAGTGCGCCCAGCGCCTTTTCAACCGCATACTTTGTACCCATTTTCTTATGAACCTTTATGCTGTTTTTCAGCATATCTCTCTTTGCTTCCAGCGGATAGGAATAGTCGTACCAGTCAATGTGCATATCGTAGGCCAGAATGTCCACAAGGTCTTCCGGCAGTTCATCTATCCTGGAATAGATCAGCACAAGTTCCATGCTGTCGCTCACTTCCAACAGCTGCTCTGTTACTGCCTCTGCAAGTGATTTTATTTTCGGGTCCTTTTTCAGCGCGCCCGGAAGATAATCAGCAAACTTTGTGCTGTAAATATCGTTTCCGGGCGACCTTATTCTTTTCTGATCAGGCATCTTCAACGCCTCCATTCAGTACGTTCATTGTGCTTCTTTTTAATGTGGCAACCTTTGTTTCCTCGATTGTCGTAAATACTGGCTTCCTTACCTCTACCCTTTTTACTCCTGCCCCCATCAGCTGTTGAATCAAATAAGACGGGTTAATATCCCGCCCCATTTTGCTTGTCTGCCAGCTGATATAGTTTTCCACTGCTGCCCGTGCGTCTTCCTCAATTACGCTTGAACTTGCCTGTGAGTTTCTCTGTGTGTAGAATGTCAGGTCAATTTCAAATTCTACTGCTTCCGGCGCTGAAACCGTCACAACGTCTGTCAGAGGTCTTACATCATCTGCGTTTAATGCCTCTTCTATTTGCTTCAATACGGTTTCTGTCGGCTGTGTGCTGTCCTGTAGCAGCACCCGCACGTCCACTTCTCCCGGTTCCGGGCTTGTGGCTGCCACGTCTGCCACCGCCGCGCTTACTGATTTTGCATGATAGATATAGCTGTTGACCGGACCGGCTGTTGAAAAACTCTCCATGCTTTCCCTCATACGCTCATAATAATCTGCGTCGTTTTCTTCCTCTGCCCCTCCTGTTGTTGTGGTGGTGTTCTCAACCTTCAAATAATAGTCATATACGTCCACAATTTCTTTTACCTGCCCTGGCGCAAGGTTATTCCCTACCGTTCCCGGTGTCTGGCACTGACCCGTTACGTCTCCGTATGTCTGACCTGCTTTTATTTCCAGTTCTTCCGTTGTCTCAAACGTAATATTCCCGTCAAATGTAATCCGGGTTCCCTGCGGCACAATGACGCTTTGCGGCTGTGCCTCTGATATGTAGCACCTGAATGTTGCTACTGCCGGTGTTGCCGGAAGCCGTTCAATGTCTTTGAATAACTCCGCCAGACTGTCAAGATACTCTCCTTCCGCGTAACGCGGAACGTTCTTTTTCGCTGTATCTTCTATCAAAATCCTTTGCTGTACCACGATTGCTGCCATCCATGCTATAAATAGCCTTTCCGGGGAACCTGGATAACATTTATAATGTTCTCTTCCCGGTGTCTGCTGAACCAGATATTCGTACAGTGCTATCATGTTGCTTTCTATGATTTCTGTATCTGTTTCCAGAAATTTTATGTCAGGATACGTTCTTTCACTGCTCAATTTCTCTTACCCCCTGCAATTCAATAATCGGCGTAATCTTTCCGGTCATATGGTCAACTTCAAACGTAATGTTTCCCAGTAAAGCCCGCGGCTCGTATGTTTCAATCTGGTCATAAATATATCCGACTAAAATATTTTCCACTACCGGAAGAGGTCTTCCGTAAATATCCCCCGGAATCCCTAAATCCCGTAACATCGGGGCTTCCTTCTGTATCGTGTCCAGAATTACGGCGATATTCTGCAAGACTTCCTGATGTGCGTTTTCTGGTGCAAGGTCTATGTCATTCAGAAGCGTTCCGTCTCCCCGTATAATTTCCATGCTTACCACCTTACCTTTTCGGATATTCTTTCAGCGTTACTTTTACCTGCGCCGCCCATAAGTTCCCTTTCCCGTCGAACCTCTGTAGCTCTGCGCTGATTTTCTGTATTACCCATTTATAATCGCCATAGACCCTTCCTCCTATGATCAGCCTTTCCGTCCTTCCTGTTTTGACATATGACCGCAGGCGTTCAATCTCCGTCAATGGGTTTACTCCCAGAAATACGGAAAACACCATAGAAAAAGAAATGTCTTCCGGCTCTGGTCCTAAAAACTCCTGAAGGTCTGATTTTAAATGCCTGTCATGTGTAGAATATTTCCCGGATATATTCCAACTCATACCATCAAATGTTCTTACCGTCTGATCAGATACGGAAAAAGCAAGTTCTCCAAAACTTCCGATTTTTGCCATTACTGTATCCCTCCCAGAATGTACCCTTCCCCGTCTCCATCCGGTATCATCAGGCAAAGCACCATACTTCCTACTGTTGGCGTCCAGTTTGTAATATATGCCGCGTGGCTGTGACTTTCTGTTCTTGCGGTATCGTTTTTGTCATATGTCAGGCTTGTTCCTGCCGTCCTGTTTCCCGACCTGTCATTTCCTCCCGGAACAACCGCCCGCGGTCTTACCAGAATATGTAAATCTCCTGATATAATTCCGCCTTTATCCGGGAACTTTACGCGGGCTTTCATGGCTCCTGTGTCTACGCTCTGGACAATTCCTTTCCTGACAATGTTTTTTAATTCTGTAAGGTCTGCCATCAATACCCCTCCAATACCTGTTTCAATGATAAATCCACCGTGTAGCCGCTTCCTATCAAACTGTGTTTCGCCTGTGTGACCTTATATTTTCTGTCGAAAATCTGAAATCCTTTCAGCTTCACGGTTACACCTGCCACAAGCGAAACGTCTCCGACTACCTTTAAGCTGGCTGTATATTCCTGCGTGTTCTTTTCTCTTAACCTCTTCTTTGCCAGTTCTTTTGCTTCTTCCGTGCTTGTTACTTTCTCGTTGACTTCAAGCGTCTGCCCGGTTCCTGTGTTGCTGTCCGGCGTGTATGTATATTCTATGGTTTCTTTGGTGTCCGGGTCCGTATATGACACATGACAGCTTGTATATGCCGTATCTGTCAGGCTCGTTCCCAGTTTATAAGAAATAATGTCGCTGCTCCCGTATTCAAAGGTTCTTACGGCCGGTTTGTCGTCATATTCCGCAGCGTCATAAATAACAATCATCATTGCCGTTACTTTCAGCGCCATTCCTGCCGCCTTACATAACTTTTGCAGGAACTTAATATCTGAAATCTGAACCTGCTCTTTCCTCCTGTATGTCGGGTTATTTGTTCCTTCATACATGAGTTGCAGCCCTGCTTCCTTTGCAATCTGCTGTCCGATCGCTTTCAGCGTTATTTTCTCCCATGCCCTCGATTTCTTTTCTATCCGCAGGGCGGAAGTGTACGGAATTGACGTGCTTTTGACAGAAACTTTTGTGGGCGGACCCGACGCGTCTATACTGTCAATCTCAAATGTTCCGCAGTCAAGCGTCACGTCTTTTCCTGTATCGTTCCAATTCTTCTGAACCAAAACGGCGGAAACAAGTTTCGGGTTCCTTACCCGTTCCATTGTCTCCACCGTCTCCGTTACGTTTTCTGTAATTGTCTCCGTCTTTTTCCCGATTGTTATTTTGAACACCTGCCCTGGATAGATCAAATCCGGGTTAGGTATATTATTTTCCTGTGCAATCTGCGGGTATTTTGTTCCCGCTCCCAAGTATCTTGTAGCGATCGCCCATAAGGTATCGCCCCTTTTTACAACATAATTGACCACATTTTCTTTTGATATGGTCTTTTTTACCTGTTTTGTTACCTGCTTCGTTGTTTTTACAAATGTCGGTTTTATAACCAGCCATTCCCCCAGCAGGTTCCTTTCTCTGTCGTCATAGGATAGCTGAAAATCGTCTGTGCTGTCTTCTTCCTCGTCCGTGTAACTGGCGCTTACCAAATGCAGGTTTAAGTCTTCCGGCACATCGACATTTTTAAATGTCAGCCGTAATTCCACGCGCCTTGCAAGGTTCTTGTCGCTCATATCAGCAGCCCCCTTTTCCACGGCGGAAGTTCCATATTCTCTTCCTCTTCCAGTTCCGGGATAGATAATTCTATCCCGGCCGGAAGGATGAAGAGGGCGGCATAGTCGATATTTGCTTGAATCAGTTTGTCAGTGTGCAGGACAGACCCCATCTGTTCATATGCGATCTTATCCCACATATCCCCTGATACCGTCGTATAGGTTTTCTTACTCATACCGTGACCGCCTTTCGTCATCTTCTTTTTTGTCCAGAAGGTCTTCTACCTCCTGTAACAGTTTTCGGTTGTTTGCTTCCAGTTTTTCTTCCAGATCGTCCGGCTGATCTCCGTTCACAATTACCGTTGGGCTGTTGTTTATGTTGATCTCCGTCGTTCCGCCTCCCTGTCCGGCAGTCCGCACGACTTCCGGCGGCTGTTCCACAATCGGCGGTTTCATGGTACTGTTATATGTATTCAGCACTCCCGGCCCGTTCTGGTTTGTATTGTTCGTGGTTATGTTTGTGACATTTGCCGCCGTTGCTGCTTCCGCCGCTTTTGCGGCTGCGTTTTGCGCCCGGAAAATATCCTTCGTCTGCTGCGCCGTGTAAACCACTCTTCCCGGTGCATTTGTGATCAACTCCGGTCCTTTTTCTCCTGCAATAAAGGTATCCGGCGTATTTTTGGTTCCCTTTGCAAATGTCGGCAATGTCGGGATATTGATACCTTTTCCGCCGACAACCGGAACCCAATCAGGAATCCTTATACTGTTCAGCGCTGAAATTGCGCTGTTTACAACGCCGATTACGCCGTTGATCACGCCTTTTGCGATTGAAACCAGCCCATTCCAAGCGCCCTGGAAGACGTTTTTGATTCCGTTCCAGGCAGCCGACCAATTCCCGGTAAATACGCCCTGTATGAACTGTATCAGCCCGGAGAAAATCTGCGTTATAGACTGCACCAATGAACCGATTGTAGTGAATACAGTTCGGAAAATTTGAAGCACATTCGGAAGCACCGCCTGAACTGTAGATAAAATCTGCTGCAAAATCGGCTGAATTATGCTCCATATCGTTTGAAATACAGTCTGTACAATCGGAAGCACCGCCTGTAATACTGTCGTTATGATAGAGCCTACCTGCTGTATTCCCTGTGCTATGAACGGAAGCACGGTCGATACAATAAAATTGAAAATCTGGCTTATCACTGGCAGTACATACGTTTGCAGGAATGTGATTACCTGGCTGATGATCGGCATGATTCCGGCTATAAAACTTCCTATGATCGGGATAATTCCCCCGATAAAGTCAGCGATTGACTGGAAAATCTGCATGATCACTGGCGCTGCCGCCTGTATTCCGCTGATAATTCCCGGAATAATGGTTGTCACAAGTAAATTAAGTACCTGCTCAACCACGGGTACGATATTCGCCGTAACAAAATTGACAAACTCGCCTGCGGCGCTTACGACTTTCTGGAATACGCCTGCAAATGTGTCAAAGACTGCTACGCCTCTTTCCCCGAAAATCTCATTGATCTTGTCTCTCGCCGCACCTAAATTCCCGTCGGAAAAAACGTTCTTGATTGTCTCCCCGACATTCGTAACAACCTGTACGATTTTATCGAAAATAGCAAGTCCGGTTTCCCCAAAAATATTTCCGATTGCGTTTCTGACTTGATCAAAGTTCTGTCTTAAAAGCTGTACCGCCGTAATAACTGCGGTTATCACTCCGACTACTGGAAGGAATTTCCCGGCGATTCCTCCCAACGGACCTAACAAGGTTGTTCCCAGTTTACCCAGCGGTCCAAGCGTCGTTGTCAGAAGTTTCCCGATCGGCGCAAATAAAGTTCCGATCTTGCTGAATCCAGAAGCAATAAATGTTCCTATCGTTCCCAGCGGCGACCTTGCGATAATTCCGCCAAGGCCAGAAAGCGCCCCGGCAAGTTTCCCGCCTATGTTCGTAAACGGATTCAGAAATAAGGTTACAAGTTTAGAACCTGCCCCCGTAACCACTCCCGCCAGTTTTCCAGCAAGTCCGCTGAACCCTGCTGACAGCGTTCCGGCTATGGAACTTACGAAACCGGATATTTTTGAAACAATGACGTTTCCTGACAAGGCATTTCCTACCGCAGTAACAACGCCTTTCATTGCGCCGCCTACGTTTTTAAAGTATGTCAGTATCCCGCTTCCGACGGACCGCAGTTTTGTTCCAAGCCCTACGCTTGTTGCCGCTGCCGCCGCGGTGTTTCCCTTAAAAAGCGCCAGTATCTTCTGTACCGTCTTTACGCCGCTCTGTATTTCCAGGAATCCAAGTTTTCCGACAAGCCCCGCTGTCCTTAACAGCATTAAAGAGCCAACAACTTTCGTTATGGTCTTTACAAGTTCCGGGTTTTCCCTTGCAAAATCGGCAATCTTCGTGATGATCTCCGTCAGCTTTTCCGCCGCTTCTCCGACCACCGGAAGGAATACGTCTCCAAGCGTTATGACAAGGTTCTGTATTGCGTTTTTCGCAAGCTGTACTTTATTTTCTGTCGTGTCCGCTCTTGCCGCATATTCTCCCTGCATACTTCCAGCATACAGGGAAGCGTCTCCGACCTTCTTGAACTGCTCTTCCAGGTACGGAAGGTTTGTAAGCAATGGCGCAATCGC